ATAGTTTTAACTTCAGCAAATATTACAAGTATCTCAAATGTAGATGGTGCAACAAGCACACAAATAAGAGTATTTGCAATACCAAACTCAAATGATATTGCACCTGTAAGAAATCAGATTTTACAAATTGATACAGCCAATTCAACTGTGACTGGTGCTGTTGATACGATTGAAAGTGGTAGTGCTTCTGCTGGTACATCATATACAACAACCACTAGTTATTCAAGTTACTAATGGATAACAATGACAACATTTAAAAAAACTTTTAAAGAAAAAATATCCAGTCTTGTTAAGCAACAGGCACCTGAATTTGTTTTAGAACAACATCCTAAATTTTTAGAATTTGTAAAACAGTATTTCATTTTTATGGAATCTGCTGAATTAACTTTAACAGATATTGATACAAAAGATGTTATAGTTTTAGAAACAGAAACGGATGCTGTTAATTATCTTTTATTAGACGGAACAGATACATCAAAATCTGATACTGGTTTTAAAGTTGTAGATGAATCAAACACAATCACTAGTGGTTATGTAAAAGGTGAAACAATTACTGGTGCCACTTCTGGTGCAACAGCAACTATTTTAGCAGATGATATAAATTCTAAATCAAGATTATTTATTTCTGCTCATTCAGGATTTATTAATGGTGAAACCGTAACAGGTTCAAGTTCAGGACAAACTGCTAAAGTAGGAAAGTATCGTGCCAATCCAGTTCAAAATATTCAACAACTATTAAACTATCCTGACCCAGACCATACTATAAGTGATTTCTTATCACAAATGAAAGAAACATTTTTGGCTTCAATACCATTAGATACAGATGACGCTGTTGATAGAAGAAAATTAATTAAAAATATTAAATCACTTTATAGAGCAAAAGGTACAGCAAGAGCACATAAAACACTTTTCAAATTATTATTTAATCAAACTGCTGAAGTATATTTACCAACAGTTGATATGCTTAGAGTATCAGATGGTAAATTCAATACAACAACTTTTATTCGTGCAACCCAAACAGACACAGAAGCATTAAATGATCCAAACACTTTAGTTGGTCAAACAATTACACAAGCAAATAATCCTGCAGATACTAGTATCAATGAAGCAACAGCAATTGTAGAGCGTGTTTTTAAAACTAGAGAAGGGGCAGTTGAGATTATTGAATTACAAATCAACAAAGATACAACAACAGGAACTTTTGTTCGTGGTCAACAAATAACAGGCACAAGTAATGCTGACGAAAACACCGAGGTAAAATTATCAGTATCATCGGTTATATCAACTACAACAATTACAAACGATGGTGTTACATTAACAGTTGGTGATGAGGCAACAATCACAGGCGGTGCAGGTGCTGGTGCCAGAATACAAGTTCAAGACCTTTCAGAAGGTGGTGTTACAGAAGTTGTTGTTGATACTCCTGGTACAGGATTTGCTGAAGGTGATACACTTACATTTAGTTCAGGAAGTGCTGAGGCAAAAGTTTCAGTTGTAGGTGGTGGTTTTGCACCAGAAGCAGGAAGTTTAGCAGTTCATACAGAATTAGAAACAGGAACAATAGACAATGGTGGTACAGGTGATTTACTTTTAGAAGAAGGTGTGGATAATGGTGCAGGTGGAAAACTTTTAGATGAGAGTACAGTTGACCAATTACTAAGAAGTGAAATAGAATTAGAAGATGGTAGTGGACAAATATTATCAGAAGCAGATACAGACGGTGACCGTTCTTATATTTTATTACAAGATTCTGGTGTAGATATACCTTACAGTTTTGAAGCAGATGACCATATCATATTAGAAGATGAAACACAATCAGGTGACCCATATGAAGGAAATAAAATTGTTCAAGAAGTAGGAACACACAATGGTGAAATAACAGATGTAAGATTGATTGCAGGTGGTTCTGGATATACAACTTTACCAACAGCAACAATAAGCGGTGATAGATTTGTTGAATTAGAGGATGCTACAGATGATGGTAGTGATGGTGCAGGAAGAATAGAATTAGAAAGTGGTGGTTTATTAGTTGACCACATAACATTCCCAGGTGCAAATGGTACGGTCGTGCCTTTTGGTGATAAGATTGGGGCAGCAACTTCTTTAAAAATTGTTGAACATGGAATTAACTTTACATCAGCACCAACTTTAGCATTTCCAAAATATGCTTTACTTAAAACAGTATCAGGTACTGTAAGTGCTGATGAAACATTTACAAGTAATGTAAGTGGTGCAACAGGAACAGTTGTATCTCTTTTAAGTAATGTTTTAAAATACACAGCAACAACTGATGAATTAGAAGTAGGTGATACGGTAACTTTCTCTGGTGGTGAAACTGCCACAGTAGTAAAAGCAGATACGTTAGCAGCAACGGCTGCAATTGATACAAAAGTTACAACAACAGGAAAATATATTAACCAAGATGGTCACATATCAGAAAGTTCTAAAAAAATTCAAGACAGTTTATATTATCAAGATTATTCATATGTAATAAGAGTTGGTGAAAGTATAAACAAATGGCGTGACGCCATCAAGTCAGCAACGCACCCATCTGGTTTCTATGTAACTGGTGAAGTGAATATTGCAACACAGGTTTCGGCTCAAATTTCATCTCCAGTTCTTGGTGTTAGTTCTGGCGAATCAGATGATCCTATCTTTAGTATTGTTAATACTTTATTCACTACTGTTTTTGGTAGAAGATTAGGAACAACAACTGACGGCACAACTAAGAGAACAAGTTTACAAGTAAGAACAGGTGAAGATATAGATGTAAGCGATGACCATAACGCTGTGTTTAGTGCAACAACAAGAGATTTAGATTTAAAACAAGATATAACATTAAATCTATTAAATAGCAACAGAAATTTCAATATAACAGCAAGAGGTAGTTCGGTAAATAGAGGATATGCATATGTAGGACCTAGTTTAAAAACTATTAATAGATTTGCATTATCGACTTACAGTCCTGTCAATGGCATTGAGTTAGAAGAAGGAACAGGTGCAGGTGAAATAGTGTTAGAAGATGGTGGTGCAACATCAGGCGCAGCTGTAGGGTCAATACAGTTAGAAACGGATGTTAGTTTTCCAGTATCACTTGCAGAATATGATAATTTAAAGTTTACTGGAACAGGTGATACAAGTGTTGATGGAGAAAGTGTAAGATTAGGTGACATATCAGGTGAATTATCTACTGATAGAGTTAGAACTAATTTGGCGTTTCCTTGTGAGATAACATCATCACCTACATAAATGGTTATAAATAGTTTATAAATAAAAGGAGATAAACCTTAATTAATGGGAAAAGACAATGGCAGCAATAATTACAAACAAATTTAGAATACATAATGCTGAGCAGTTTCAAGAATCATTTTCTGAAGCAGCTGCTACAACGTATTATCTATTCATAGGTCGCTCTCATGCCTGGGCATCCGATGCTGATGTTCAAGGTAATACAATCGCTGAGGGAACTGATACAAGTCCGCCAACCCCTAATGATGATATAACGTCAGAATTTTACAACTATGATGATATGATAGGATTAAAACTATTATCTTCATCGGATGTTTCATTTGTTATACCACGAAGGGATTGGGCAACAGGTACTACTTATGATATGTACCGACATGATTATTCATCATCTACAACAGCAAATAGTGGTGCAACAAATTTATTTGACGCTACTTACTTTGTTGTAAATAGTAACAATGATGTTTACAAAGTAATAGAGAACGATGGTAACACAGCGGCAACAGACGAGCCGACTTCAACATCAAATTCAATTTTTTCAACCTCTGATGGTTACAGATACAAGTATATGTACTCACTAACTGCTTCAGAGCAAATCAATTTTAAGTCAACAGATTTCATTCATGTATCAACAGATTCCACAGTTTCAGCTGCCGCTGTAGATGGTGCGTTAGATACAATACTGGTAACTGCTGGTGGATCAGGATTCAATACTTCATCAGGTTCAACAATTAGTGCGATACCAATTCGTGGTGATGGATCAGGCGGAGTTGCTTCTGTAACAATAACTGCTGGTGCAATATCGGCTGCAACTGTTACAACTGCAGGAACAGGATACACATTCGCATATATTAGGGATGCAGACATTATCGCTGCCACAAATGCTGGTGGTTCAGGATCAGGTTCAAATCTAACTGTTATTATACCACCAAAAGGTGGACATGGTAAAGACGCCGTAAAAGAATTAGGTGGTTACTATGTTATGTTGAATAAATCACTTGTTGGTTTAGAAGGAACATCAGACATAACAGTATCAAATGATTTTAGAAGAATTGGTCTTGTAAGAAACCCAACTAACTTTGGAACATCAACTGTTTCAACTGCTTCAACACTAAGAGGAACAAAAGTTGTTTTAGGTGCTTCTTCATCAGGAACATTTACAGCAGATGAAGAAATTAATCAAGCAAGTACAGGTGCTGTAGGTAAAGTAGTAGAGTGGGACGCAACAAACAAATTACTTCATTATGTTCAAACTAGATTCCCAGATTGTGGAACAGATAGTAATGGTAATCTAACAGCATTCTCTGGTGCAAATACTATTACAGGACAAAGTTCAAGTGCAACA